TGATATATAAAACAATCAATATTATTTTTAATTTCTTCATATGTTGTTATTTCATTATTTTCAACACTTCTATATATTTTTATAGTCAAATTTTTTACAGGAATCATCAGTTTTTAATTATGATATATTTTAGATCTTTCTTTTCAAATGAATTTATATAATCTTTTAATTTCATCTTCTAAATTTTTAGTAAGATAAAAACTATAAGATCATGTATTTCAACTTGTTCAATCTTTTAATGTAACAGATAAATCTCCTTGTTTAAATGATTTTATATTTTCTGTATCAAATCAAGCAACAGTTGTTTGATTTTGACTTGAAATTAGAAAATTTACTATTTTATACATTACCTCTTTTACTAAATAAGGTATTTCTGTATATCAAAATTCTAAATTAAAAGTCATTACCTCATTATAAAAATCATTATTTTTTATTTTAATAGAATAATTAAATTGTTCAATATTTTCATTTTTATCTAAATTATTTATTTTTAATATATCATTTATTTTAATATACTTAAACTTATAAAATCAATCTTGGGCAAAAGGTTGTTTATAAGTTTTATTATGTATATTAAAAGTATCTATATTTAATCTATCATTTATTAAATTTTCAGCTTGAATTATTTTTGCATCTATTAAATCATTTTGAGAGTCATCTGTTATATTATAAAAAGATTTATATTCTTCTTTTGTTATATAACTCATATTTTTTTTAGTTAATATTATTTATTATCTTTTATTTCAACCTCTTTATTTTTAGTTTTAGTTTTTTTAGTTTCTTTCTTAATAGCTTCTTCAAAAGGTATAAATCAATTTTTAAATAAAAATTCTATATTATAAATATCTGTTTTATAAACTTTTCCTTTTTTACAATTAGTTTGTTCTTTTGCAAATTTTGTTAATCTAATAGTTACATCTCTATCAGCAACTACTGGAATTCTTAAATCATTTATTTTTTCTTGTACAGTTTTTTGTGCCATTTTTATTAAAATTATTTATAAATTTTTGTATTTATATACAAATCAATAAGAAAGAATTATTCTTTCCTATTGGATTTATATATAAAATTATGATAAATCAATATTTTTTATACCAGCTACAAAACCAGCTAAAATTGTTATTGCTAAATTAGCATGACAAACAGTTTCATATTGATCTTTTCTTGCAAGATATTGAGTTTTAATAATAGTATTAGAATATAAACCTTTTAATATACCATTATTATTAACTATTAACAATGTTCCTTTTGTATTTTGAGAAGGATCAGATGCATCAACAACACCATCTGCATTTGTTAAAGGAATATCAGAAACTTTTACATTCATACCTGCTATTCTACCTAATACACCAGATTTTACAACAGCTTCAGTTCCAAATTTTTCAACAGTTGTGAATTCAGGCATTTCTAATAATTTAGAATATGTATCTATATCACAAATTAGAGTTAAATCTTGTGGATTTAAACCTTTATCTCTTAATTTAGCTTTTGCAGCTAATATTTTTTTGAAATCAATTACTCAACCATCTATTAAAGTATTATTTGCAATTGCTGATTTTCTAAGTCCATCAGCATTTAAATATGCTTCATCACCAGTTGGAGCAACACCTGTACTATTTACATTAGTAGTATCAGTTGCAGTATCACCATTTATAATTACGTCAGATGCAGTATTTACTAAACCTTTAGCAATATCATTCATTACATCTTTTTCTACATTAAATCTTGCACTTTCAACAAATTCTCTTGTTAAATATACAGAAGTAGATATTTTTCTTGCAACTAATTCGATATCAACATAACCACTTTTTGATGTTTTAGCATCAAATCCAGGAACATCTCTATTTTCTAAATTCTTATAGAATTTTAATCAACCTATATTGTGAGGAATTTTTTGAACTTGTGCAGCCATTGAATAAGTTTTACCTAATCCATCAACTTTATCAAAAGCATCAAATTTTTCTATTAAAGTATTAGAATATTCTACTTGAGTTGTAGCAGCAGCTTCTGTATTAGTATTCATTGCTTCATCAGCTTTTACTTCTAATACAGCATCTTTTACTTCAACTTCTTTATCTTCTTTTACTTCAACTTCTTTATCTTCTTTTACTTCATCTACAAATAGATCTTTTATTTCTGCTTCTAAATCAGCAGCATTTTTAATTTCTTTTGCCATTTTTTATTTTTTTATATTATAAATTATATTTATTAGTTTTTTTGTAGTTATTTTACTACTTAATAAGTTAAGTAGAAAAAGCATTCCAGCTTTTTTATTTCAAAAATAATCTAAGATAAACTTTAACTTATACTAATGTTTGTGATATAAAATCACTTCATTTTATTGTATTATTTTTTTTTATTTCTACTTGTTTAGTAGTTTTAAAAGATAATCATTTTTTTATTCAAATTGAATTTACATTACTTTTTAATATTTTTATTTCTGTTTTTGCTTCTTTAATTTCTTTTATTAAAGCTTTTAAAACATCTTTTGTTATTACAATTCAATCATTTTTATTATCCTTATTAGTTATTTCATTTTCAATATTTTCATCTTCTATTTCTTTATCATTTTCTTCTATATCTTCATTTATAGCTTCATCAATTTCATCTAATGTTTCTACTTCATCATTTTCTTTTATTTTTTCTTTATTCTCTTTATTTTTTATATATTGTAATGCTTCTATTAAATCATCATCACTTATATTATCAAAACTTACTTCTGTTTCTGTTCAATCTTCTCATTTTACTTCTAATTTTGAAAATGTCATATTTTTTAATTCTGCAAAATACTCTTTTGCAGATTGAAATAAAGAATAAGGGTTAGCTGGAACAGAAACAATACTTATTTCTTTTAATTCTACTTCTATAAGTCTTCTTATAATTTGTAATTTACCATCTACTTCTGTTTCTTCATACTTAACCTTTCTTGGTAAATATCATATAGAAAATCATTTAACTGTTCAATTTAATACTTTTCATTTAATTCAATCTTCATCATTTTTGATAATTGCTTTTATTTTTAATCCTTTACTATCTACTTTTGCTTCTATAACAGTTCAAATAGCTTTGTCCTGATTATGTCCTAATAGTAAAATAGGATTTCTCTTAAATGTATCAAAATATTTTTCAAATGCAGTAGGTTCTACTACATCATTATAACTATCAAGTTTTTTAGTAGAAGCATATCATGTTATTTCTATATCTCAATTATCTAATTCTTTTATATTTTTTTGTTCAAATTTTTTAGTTTGAAAGTATAAAGTTTTATTATTCATATTTTTTTATTTAATATTTAATATTTAAATATATATTATATATAGTAATATATATTTTTTTTTCAAGTTTTTTACTATTTTTTATTATTTTTTATAGGTCTATATAAAGTAGTACATCTACATCTAAATCAAGTATTTGCATATTTAGTATGTGTTCAAGAAAATTCATCTGTTTCTTTAATCCATCAATCAAGTCAATTTTGAACATGTTCTGGTCTTACTTTATTATCCTCAGCTGTTAATGCTTTTTTTTCAAATTTTATATTATGCTTTTTTTTAATTTCTTTAACTACTATTCAATTTCAATATTCATAAGCTCTTCAAATTTCAGTAATTGCAATAATTTCTCACCTTGCTTTACTAAAAACTAATCAATCTAACTTATTTATATTTTTTGCTATTTCTGTATAACTCATTCACTCTTTTAATCATTTATATAATAGTTTTTTAATTCTTTTATTTGTAGTATTACTAATACTTCATTTATAATCAGATAAATGAATATTTTTTAATCTTTTTAAATATTTTCAAGCAAGTGAAATACTATCATTTAGATCAATTTTTAATCAATTAGAATATTCTTTTAATATTTTTTTATTGTTATAAAATCATAATTTTATAACTGTTCATATAAATGATACTAATAAATCAACTATTTTTATATTGTTATTATCATTTAATAAAATTATATGGTCTATTATCTCTTTATTATTTTTATATATACTTATATTTATTTGTTTTAATATATTTTCTAATTCTTTTTTATTTTTTCATAATTGTTTTGATAATTTAACACTTAATTTTTTTTCTAAATCTATAATTTTTTGTTTATTATTCATTATTATTTTTATTAGTAGTAGGGTTAATACTATTAGTATCTATATCATCTAATAATATTAAATTCTTATTTATAACTAATTTGTTAGCATTTTCATCATCAAATTCTTCAAGATCTAATAATTTTCTTCATTCATTTAATGTAAATAATCAATTATTTATTCATTTTGTAATAAAATCAATTTTTTCTTGATCAGTTTTACTATTTTTAATAAATATAAAACTATAACCTTCATATCATAATGAATTTAATAATAAATTTATTATTCATTCAATCTTTCTTTGTAAAGGTAGAATTGTTCAGTCATAAAATTGATAAAATTGATCTTTACTATTATTATAATTTATTCAATCAGAATAATTTAAAACTATTTTAGGGACACCCATTAAAGCACATAATCTTTCAGTTGTGAATTTTCTATATTCTAAATATTCCATATCTTTATTAGAAGTTCAAACTTGTTTAATGTCTTTAATTTTATTTGCTATTAAAAATTTATGAGCATTATTTCAACCAGAAAATGATTTTTGAAGTTCATTTGTTAATAATTGAACCTCATCAATATATGTATCATCTTCATCTTCTCAAATTTCACTATCATCTTTTTGTTCATCTTCCAAAATTATTAGTTGAGAAGGAATCCCATTATTTTTGAAAAATGAATAATTAGATTTAGATGCTTCTTTATCTCATAAAATTTCTGCTAATATACTTTCCATTTTAGATATTCAAAAAAATGGGTTGTCAAGATCTACATTATCTTTTATATGTATTATATCATCAGATCAAAATTCTATTATATTAGTTCATATTGTTTGTTTATATCAAATAACATCTCAATTAGTTGTTCACATAATTGTCATAGTTCTTGCATCTAATATATCAAAACTTACAACTTGTCAATTATGATTTTTAATCTTTTCTATAAAACAATTTCAAAAAATATCTAATTCTTGTATAATTCTTGTAATAAATTCTTGTAATGTTTCATTTTTATTATAAATTAGTTGATTACTAAAATCTATAGTTTTTTCTCAATTGGAATTTATAAAATTATATCAATTTTTAGATATATTTTTTGTTTTTTCATCTATAATTCTTCTTAAATCACTATTTCATCTATATAAATTATAAAAATTTCATAAATGCATATATTCAGATAAATCATCAATTCAAAAATTAAATCATTTAAGATTTTGTATTTGTCATTTTTTCATTTTATGGTTTTTAATAGTATTAAATATATTTATATATAATTATATGTTTTTTTTATTTTTTTTCAAGTTTTTATATAATTTATTTTTAGTAATAGGTATTATTATTTATTATGTATACCCCTTACAGGAGCCCCCTTACAGGAGCCCCATAAGGGTAATACCCATGAAATGGCTTTAATTAACTATTTATTAAAATTAAAAGCCTTATTTCAAAAAATTCTAACTAATATAAAACTATTATATATTATAAAACTATAATATAACAATATTAAACTTACTAAAATATACCTAATAGGGTATAAAATAATATTTAAATTTATTTTTTCTAAATCTTTTATTTTTTTTGATAATCAAATTAAAGAATATTTTAATAATCAAATATCAGCATTTAATTTATCTTCTTTATCTCAACCTACAAAATAAAAAATATCATGCCATTCATACTTAACTCAATCTAATAAATTAGTAATAATTTTAATTATATTTTTAGAAAAATATGAAGGACCTATTCAATTGATTATTCATAATTCTTTTAATCTATCAAAATTTGCCTCTATAAAGTCTTTATTTTGTGTTAGGATAGAATATACCTCATTTATATCTTCTATATTATATAATCCATTTTGTTGGCATTTATCAATAAATTCATTTATTGATATTTCATTCATTTGTTTAATATACATATTTTTATAGTTATTTTTATAAATTAAGTAGAACTTACTACCATTCTGTTTCTTTTTTTTGTTTTTTTAGGTCAAAAACTTCTAACCATACTATCAACCCTATCATCATGTGCAACATCAGGAAATGATAATAATTGAGTTTGTAAATCTTCAGTTGCTCATTCATTCTCATTAAAAAATATTTTTCAACTTTCAAAATCACCTTGCCATTGTAATAAATAAGTAACTTTATCTTTTATAGACGTAACTCATTTAACATTTAATCTCATTTTTTCAAAATCTTCTTTTAATAAAGTTTGAAAACCATTATCTTCTACAAATATTTTATCAACATTATATTCTTCATATACTCTCATTATTGTTTTATTTCTATTTATTGTTCTTTTTTGCTTTCCTTTTAATCATAAATTTTTAATTACATATTTATCTTTTCATTTTAGTCATGTTATAGTTATTCAGAATTCATCAGCAGTTGTTTTTTCAGATATTGCAGGATCTAATCACATATAAATTCTATCAAATTCAATTTTATCTTTTTTATAATCAAAATATTTAATATCTTCTTGTTTAATTATACTATCCTCAGAATTCATTGCTATATTCATATATTCTTGATTGAATATTAGAGATCCAAGCTTTTCTTTTCTTTTATTTAATTTAGCAATACTCCATTTTCAAGCCCATAATACTTTTCAATTTATTATTGCAGCATATTCTATTGTATTCCATCAAGCATCTTTTAAATATTTTACTAAACATAAGTTTCAGACTATTGTTCAAATTGTTATAATATGTCAAGAGTCCATCAATGTTCAATAAACAGAACTTAGAAACCATGTTTTTTCTTTGTTCCAAGTTTCAGGTTTATGCGCTTCTTTATCTATATCATCAACTACAATCCTTTCAGGTCTCTTTCATCTTATACTTCATCAAGGAGTTATAAGTTCTAAAGATACTCAATTTGTTAATTCTATTAAACTTTGTCTAAATTTCTTTTTTCAATATAATTTTGAAAATTCTTTTGTTTTATCTGGAATTAAATCTCAAAAAATAGTTAATATTTTTTTATTTCTTAATAATTCATCAATAATTTTTCAAAAAAACTCTTCTCATAGTTGTTTTGTTGCAACATAAAGCTGTGAATTATATGTTTTATATAATAAAGAATGTAATATATCTAATAATAACATTGTAGTTTTTCAGTGTCATCTCGCTATTATTATATTTAAATCTATTTTTTTATTTAATTCTCATATAATTTCTTTATGATGCTTTCAATATGCGCTTGTTATTATATCTTCTAAAAAGAATTGTCAAAACCATAATTTGTCATAATATCATTTATTATATATATATTGCTTTAATTCATCTCATTTTAATTCATCAACAATTTTATCAAGTTTTTTTATATATTTTTTATCAATTATTTTATATTTTTTTTCCATTTTTTAATTAGTTAATTCTTCTAATTCAAATTCTATAAATTCTTCTCATTTTTTTACTTTTTCTTTTTCAGATGTTTGTTTATATATTTTATTATCATTAAATCATAAATATTCAGCTAAAACATCTTGAAAAAGCTTATTTGAGTTATCTACATCACTACCTATATTAGAAACTCATATTTTTTTAATTAAATGTAATTTAATTTTTTTATTTCAAAAATCTATTCAATTATAAATGTCTTTTATATTATTTATTATAAAAAAACTCATTAAATCTTTTTTTAACTGTTTTGCTTCTTTACTTAAAAACATTCAGCATTTTTTACCTTTTTTTGTAAATATAGGTCATATTTTATAAGTAGCATTTAAAGAAATTGATTTTAAAGGTATTTTTATCATGATTTTATTTTAAGTATATTTATATATAATAATAATTTTTATAAAAAAATCAAATAATTTTATAAAAAACTTGAAAAAAAATAAAAAATTATTATATATGATAATATCAGAATGAGGTAAAATGTCTTTTCTTTAATGTCTTCCATCGATAATATTATTATAAATATATGGGGTAGCATGCCAATGGAGGCTAATCTCTCTTGCACAGAGATTGTGGTGGGTTCGATTCCCATCTATTCCACCATTATATTTTAATATGCTCCCATAGTTCAATGGTTAGAACAAATGCCTTGTAAGCATTAAATTTCAGTTCAATTCTGAATGGGAGCTCCATTATATCAGAGTATAGCTCAATTGGTAGAGCACTCGGTTTGGAACCGAGGGGTTGTAAGTTCAAGTCTTACTATTCTGACCATTAACTATTAAAAAAAAAACCTACATTTAGTAGGTTTTTTCTTATTTAGTTAAATTGTCTATTGTTTTAATTATTTCATCTTGATTTAATCTTATTCAATATTTATTTATAAAATATAAACTTGATATTCCTAAAATAGTTATTAAAATTAAAATAGCTATTTTTTTAATACTCATTTTATTAAAAATATTAAATAAAAGTTTTATTAAATCCTTATTATCATTTATTTGTTTTAAAATATCCTTTTTATTTTGTTTATTATTTATTTCTTTAATTATTTTTGTATTATTTTCTTTTGTTTTTTCTTTTATTTCTATTTGTTTTTTTAGATATTTTCTAAATCAATCCATATCTCATGCAAAAAAATTTGATGAAGGATCTATTTTATTAGTAGTTATTTCTTTATGTCATAATACATTTTCAATTTTAATATTATTTCTTTTTATAATATCAAGTGATAATTCTTTTAAACTTTCTATTTGTTCTTTTGTATAAGGATCTTTTCAATTTCCATAATTTTCTAATTCAATTCATACACTTATAGGATTTAAGTTCCATCCCCATCTTGTTTGTTCTTTTGGTCCTATATTAGATTTTCCAGTATGCCGAGCTATATAATTTTCTCAAACTAATGCCCATATAATACCATCTTTTCCTATATAATAATGAACTGAAACTTTTGAATTAGGATTCCTTCAAGAAAGCATATTAAAATCTCATGGAGCATGTCATGCTGTATGATGTATAATTAAATATTTAATTATATCATTTTTATGTCTTAAATCTTTATTTTTAGTAAAGTTTAATAATTTTTGTTTAATTTTTGTTATCATAATTTTATTTTTTAATTAAATATAAAAAAAATATTACTGAAAATCATACAAATATAAGATTTTCATTATTATTTTTTTTCTTTATTTTTTTCTTTTTCTAAGTGTTCTTTTATTATTTCTTGTTTTATTTTTTCATCTATTTCTATACTATTAACTCAAGTTTTTACTTGTGTTTCTATTGTTGTTTTAACTATTCAAGATCAAACTCTTAATAATAATTTTAATGCATCAAATTCTGATATTTTTTCTCAATAATTTATTCCATAAATATTTCAAATGATAGAGTATAATTCTACTAATGATATTGCTCATAGCATAGTATAAATATAATCTTGTGGATTTCAAATATTAAATATTTTTAATATTATTGCTACACTTAATAATAAAAATAAAATAGATGTCTTTTTTATAATACCTTTTAAGGCTGTTTCACTTTTAAGGTTTTTATGCATAAATCATTTTATAATTCATGTTATAAAATCTAATATTATTAAAATAAGGAATAAATAAAAAATTTCCTCTTTTATTCATAAATATATTAGTCAAGCACTTAAAGTTCATCAAATTAGTCAAATTGTCAGTTTTTCCATATTATTCCTTATTTTAGTTATATTATAAATTAAAGTTTTATTCCTCATCTTCTTTATAAGGATTATATTCTAATATATCTGCTTGTTTTGTTTTATATTCTGTTATATCAGCAAATATATCATTTATCATTGTATATGTAGCATCTAATGCAATTTTTTGATCATTTGGAACATCTAATCAGTCTATAATAGGTTTTAATGCTAATAATAAATTATATATATTATTTATTTGTTTATAGTAAGGATATTTTTGTAATATATATTTTTCTATTGTTTTTCTATTGTTTTCTAATATATCACTCCTTTTTCTTATTTCAAGCATATTTTTATAATCAGCATCACTAATTATTTTAATATCTTTTCAATTAACAATATTTATTTGTTTTAATTCCTTTTTCTTTAATTCAGTGTATTTTTTATCAGAAATTTTTAGAACAGCAAATTGCTTTATCTCTTTTAATTCATTAGGAGACAAAGCTTGTGCTTTTCAAGTAATTTTATCATATCTTAAATATTTCATTTTTATTTTATTATATATTATATAGTAACATTACAAGTTGTTATACTTGTGTTTGTAGTATCAGATAATGTAGGTGATATATCTGTGATTGTAGGAGTTTTTGAACTTGTTGATATTGTAGTATCTGTAAATGTAACAGATAAATTAGTTATTGATACTCATCAAGTATTTCAATCCCGAACACAGTTTCAATCTTGATAAGTTCATTCAACAAATTCTCTTTGTATATTTAAAATTTCTTCTGATGTATCTTTATCTATTGTATGTATAGTAAATCATCAATTTCTTTTAATTATATTATTAACTAATCATGAAGTATTTATTAAAGGAGTAATTAAAACATTTCATTTAATAGTATAATCACTATTCATTATAATATATAATATTTTTCTTTCATTATATAATTCAAATAATAAGCTATATTCTCAACTATTAACATCATAAAATATTTTTCAAATTTCCCGAGAGTTTCAATCTGAATGTTCTAATGTTCAAGCAAATAATACATTATAGTTTGATGGATCTATTATTGCTATATTTTTTTGATATCAAATTATAATATTTGTTCAATCATCTCAAATTGCATCTGCTTTATCAAAATCTGATGTATTACAACTTATAAGTTTATTTTGAGTATTATTATATAATAAACTATCTTTACTATAATAACATCAAAAATATAAATCATTATTTAAAATTGTAGTATTATTAACAATTCAATTATTAGAAGTTGAAGGCATTGCTCTTTGAGCATTTGATGCAGAAACTGCAGAAAAAGTATCATCAGATAAATTTATAGTTCAAATAATAGAATTTGCAGATGCATTTTTATCCATTCATGAAATATAAATATATCAATTTGTTTCATCTAATATTGTTCAGAAATTAGTATTATTCACATTTATTAAAAAATCTATTTCTTTTGTTATTAAAGCATTTAAATCAAAATCAAATTTTCAATAATAGAATTTTCAGTTACTATATTCTTTTCATATTATATATAAATTATTATTATATATATATGAATATCAACTATTAAAATAATTATCTAATTTTGGAGATATTGTTTTTTCTAATAATATATTTCAATCTTTATCTGTTTTAGTTATAACTAAAAAATAATATCATGAAGTTCATCAATCTGCATTTTTTAAACTATTAAAATAATATTTATTCAAATCTACATCTTGAATTCATACTGCTGTTCAAGTATTATTATTATATGATAATAAATAATCATTAGCTCAATTAAAAACAATAGGAGCTGGTGTATTACATTTATCACATAATGTTTTAACTTTTATTGTTGTAGGTTTATTACTATTTTCACTATCATATATTTTAATTAAATCAGCATCAACAGTGCTTAATTTTTCAGCATTAGGCTTTTCATCAAACTGATTTAAGACTCATGCTGTTGCATATAAAGAAACTAATGCATTAGCATTAAAAGTTAGAGCATTATTAGTTATAGATTTAGTTCATGCTGTATCATCTTGAATACATGCTTCTACTGCTCTATCAATAGTTAATGTATCTCAACTTCTTGCTGTAACTTCAACTATTTCTCTTTTTATACACTTATTGTCAGAATTAAATTCCTCTAATGTTAATAATGTATTAGAAGATGGGAATATTGCTCATTCTCAATTCTTAACAGTTATTTGAGTATCACTTCAACTTATTCAAGCTGTAATTATACTTGTGATATTATTATCTAAATTATACATATTTTTATTTGTTAATTATATTATTTATAAGTTCATTAAATTGTTCTTTGTATTTTGTATTGATTTGTATATTTCAATTATTATATTTAATACTTTTAATATAAGAATTTTTAACTTTTTTTCAAATATTTAATACTATAATTTTACTATTTATTAAATCATCTAATAAATACAAAAATTTAGTGTTTATATTTATATTATATTCCTCTTTTATTTCTCAATGTTCAGTTACAAGTAGATTTCAAATATCATTTGCTGTATTATCATCTAAGATATCATTCATTGTAATATGTTTTCTTATTTGTCAATATTCTGCAATACTATTAGTATTTTCATATAATCCTGTAGTGTTTCATTGATTATATGTTAATAATAAAGAATTGTATAAATCTAATGTATCTTTTTTATTATTTAAATTATTTATATTATTTCAAACTATAAACGAATACTCTTTATTTTTTTCTTTAATAAAATCAATTTTTCAATCTTGTCTAATATAAAATATTTGTCATTTAATTATTGATAACTCTTTATATACTTGCAAAAAGTTTTTATTTTTTAATTCTATTTTAATAGTTGCTCAATCATCATCAATATCTCAAACTCATAACATATTAGGATATTCATTATTTAATCTTGTAAACATATCAGTTATGATTTCTGTTGCTGTTTTATCATCATTTGCAGTGCTATTTTGATATATAAGATTAGTTAATAATAATCAAATACCTTTACAATGTATATTTATATTATATGATCAATCTGATATTATTTCTTGTATTGTATCAATAAATCAAGCAAATATTAGTTGTTTTTCTGTATTTTTATATTCATATATTTCTATATAATCATTTAATAATATATTTTCAAAATATTTATTATATTTAATAGAAAAATTTGCTGAGTTGATAATATTTACTCATAAAGCAATATTAACTCAGCTATTTACAAAATCATTTTCTATATTTAATTTAAATTCTTTTTTACTATTAAATACTTTTATTTTATATTGTATATTCATTTTTCTATATATAAGTTTTATTATAAGATGTTTTTATTGTTAGATCAGCATTCCCATTTTTTTCTATTTTAATTTCATTATTTCATACTTTTAATGTTTTCATAACTCAATCATAATTTCTATTTGTATTATTTTTCTTAAATGTTCATAGTTTATAATTTAATTCTAATACATCTCAAGTTGTATAAGTTTTATTATATTCTATTATACTTTCATCATTTATATTTATTTTAAGGGAATCACTTGTTCAACTATTTACAGTAATATTTAATGTTATATAAGTTTCTTTTAATCAAATATTATTTATTAAAATAGTTCCTTGATTATCTCAACCTGATAATGCATAAGTTCAAGTTTCAGCAGTTATTTTATAATAATAAGGATCTAAACTTAAAAAGTTTATTTCTACTGTTGTGAATGTTTTATTATAATGTTCTTCTATTCTTGGATTTGAAATAGGAGTTACTCTAATTTGTCTATATTCTCAATTTATTTTTTTAATAAAACAATTTTGTCTTTTAGAAAGTTCTCATAATAATATATCTAATTTATTCCTAAAATCAACTTCTGTTTTTCCTTGAATATAAATCTTTAATTTAATATTTTTTCCTCTAATATAATTAGAATTATAACCTATTCAATCTTTATTTAAACTATTATATATATTATAATTATAATTTTCACTCTCTTGAATATTTTGAATAAAATTTTGACTATTATTTATAATATTTAATTCATGTAAACTATAATCTCATAAATAAAAATCATCTGTTAATCATGTTATATCAATTCTACAATTATAATTGTCTAATATTATATCAATAGGTGTATCTTGTTCAAATCAAGCTCACCCATTATTATTTCATCAAGCATTGTTTTTTACTATAATATAATTTCAACCTCAGTTTAAGGCTATACTATTAAATGTATTTCAGTTTAATATCATTTTTATTTTTTATTAGTTAAATCTATTTTGATCTTTTAATTGTTCTGTAAGTTTTTCAGCAACAATATTTGATAATTCTTCCATATCTTGTTTATCTTTAATCTGTATATTATCTAAGTTAATATCAATTTTTATATCTTGATTTATAGGATTTGAATTTGGTAATGTTGAAACTCATACTTGAGATTTATTTATTAGAGTTGTTACAGGGTTGTTATTTGTATTATTTCATAAATCTTTTGTTTTTTTAATTTCATCATTTATTTGTTTTAATCATACTATACTCCTCTCTAAATTGTCAATTTTTAATGTGAATTCTGTTCAAATTAGAACATCTAATATAGATGTCAATGTCTTTAATGGAAATATTAAAAAATCTATTAAAGTCTTTCATACTCATTTAATTCATCATTCAAAAGTGATGAAATGTTTTGAGACTTGACTTAGACTTTTCTTTACTCCTTCAAAATCTGTAATCAATCTATATATTCAATATCATAATAATGCTATTGCTCATATTATCAATCAAACTGGATTTAAAAATAAAGCTCTTAGTGCAATATTTAATGGTCACATTGCAGCAGTTAATCATCACACTATTCAAGTTACTCATTGTATAGCAAATCATACTGTTCATAGTATGGCTAATAAAGATCAAATTACTATAACTCCTCATAATATAACTTTTGTTAAAGTTTTATGTTCTTTCATAAATGTTATAGTTGCTTTTATAACTGGTAATAAAGATTGTCATAAATCTATCATTGCAATACTTAATTTATTTTTTAATATTGCAACTTGATTATTAAATCATTCATTTTGTTTTTTGACAGCTATATTTAATTTATTACTTCAACTTTCCATATCTGCAAGAGTATTATTAAAAGCTTCTGCACTTCATCAAGTTAAAGTTAATACAGTGTTTAATGCTTCTGTACTATTAAATAAAGCTCATATTTTATCTATATCTCAACCAGTTTTGTCTCCTATTTCTTTTAATAATCAACTTAATCATTTTGTTTTTAAAGCTGTTGCATTAAATTCTATACCTAATTTTTTAGCCATTTTTGTAGCTTCTGATCAAGGTTTTAATATATTAGATATTGTTGCTTTTAATCAAGTATAGGCTTCACTTGCAGGTAATCAAGTTGTAGTTAATGCTGCTGTTGCTGCCATCAATCAAGTCATTTTTACTCATGCTGTGCTTGCTAATCAAGCTATTCAACCAAATCATTGTGCTAATTCTGCTACTGTTGTTTTACCATTTTTTACAGTTTTAAACAATATATCAGCTTGCTGTGCTGATGTATATCCTTGTTTTCAAAATGCATTTACTGCTGATGTTAAAATATTAGTTGCTTCTGCTGTTGTTCATAATCAAGCATTCGCTAAATCTGAACTTGCTTTTAGAGTTTCTAATGCTTTACCTGTATTAGTTATTCAAGCTGATATAATATCATATGCAGATTTTCATAAATCATCTGCACTTTGTGGACTATTTGCTACAAGTTCTTTAATTCATTTTGAATATGCTTTAATTTGTTCTCAACCATCATTAAATAAGGTGTTTATACTATTCATATTCTTTTCAAAATCTCATGCAAATTTAATACTTGTTCATATAGCTGCTCATGCTGCAATTGCATATTTTCAAAAAGACTTTGAAAGAGTATCTCAAACATTTCTTGCTTGTGATCTTATATTTCAAAGTGTAGTTCTTACATTATTCAATGCTGTTGCTGCATTATTTCTTGCATTTATAATTATGTCTAAATTAAAATTTTCCATTTTTATATTTTATTATATTTTAGATTTTTGTTCTTCTCTTTTCCTCATAATATTTTTTGCTTTAATATCTTCTATATGTATATTATAAAAAATATCTAAATCACTTTCATCATGCTTTTGTAATTCTTTATAAGAGCAATGAAATACTTCTTTCATTAAAGTATAATCTCTAACATAATTAGAAGCATTTCATTTTCCTTGTAAATTTTGTTTTATTTTACTAATATTATTTTTATATAATATTATTTTTTTTTACTATTTAATCTAATATCAGTTATAATTTTTACTATTTCATTTACATCTTCTTCTTGTAATTCATCTAATTCATCTTCTTTTAATCATGTCATTTTCATTATTACAACATCTTGTGCTTTTAATATATTCGAAGATGGTATGTTCATATTAGATAAATCATCTCATTCTAATTTTGTCAAATCTACTCAATCTAACAAAGCTGCTTTTTCAGCTTTTGAAACTCAATAGTTAAAATTTTCTTTTATTTCTATTTCATTTCATTCTTTTGTTTCATATATCATTTTTATTTTTTATTAAATATTAAAATGTTCTCAGCAAGCTGGACACTCAACTATTTTTGTTTTATCACTTACTTCTCTATCACTATTATCTTTTATATTATCAAAATCAATATTTTCTGTATCAAAATTTATATCTAAACCCCAATCTTCTAATAAGTCTGTATTATAATCCTCTTCTAATAGTTCTAAATCCCATTCTCAAAATCATACATTATCTTTAATGATAAATTCTTTTTTTTGATCTTCTGTTAAATCATCTGCTTTAATAAAAGGAACATCCTTATATTTTAATTCTTTTAATGCTTTTAATCTCATATTTCAACCTAATACTACATTATTATTATCTAATATTAAAGGTCTTAATTCAAGCATTTTAGGAAATTCTTTAATAGATTTTTTTAATTTTTCTAATTGTTCCTTTTTAATTGTTCTTGGATTTGTTTTATTTTCTTTTATTTCACTAATTTTTATATATTCCATAATTTATTTTTTATTAATATTTATTATTCAAGGTACTTGATAATTATATTTTCATACTTGTTTTATATATTTTGTGTAATCTAATGTATACTCATGTATATTAGACTTGTTTATTCATAATAATTTTAATCTTGTCTCTAAGTTATTATTAAATTCATTATTAATATTTTTTATAGTTTCATTCATTAAATTTGTCATATTTTTATATATAAATAATTATAAATTTTTTAATCTATCTTTTAATAAATCAATTTCTTCTGTTGCTTCTATATTTATATTATTATTAGTTTGAGTAGCTTTTCAAAATACTCTATCTAACAAACTATTTATAGCATAAAATCATTTATTACTTATTAAATTTTTTATTATTACTCTTAAAATCATAGGTGTTTCTTTATCTTGTAATAATTCTTTAAGATCATTTTCATTTAAATTAAATAATAAAGATAATACATCTTCTATTTCTTTCTTACTTACCATTTTTACTCATTTTTCTTTTAATTGATCTGTAATATTATTTAATAATTTTTTAGGAGCACCTTTTTTGTTTATATTATTAGGATTTTGTTTAAATCAATTTGTATTTCATTTTCATTTAAATCTTTTAATTCTTTCTGTATCTTTTGTCATTTTTATATAATTATAAAATAATAATTATTTTTTATTATTTAATATATTATTATTTCATTGTTTTACATATATTATTATAATAGGAAAAATAATTAAACCTTTATTATATAATAAAAAAAACAAGTTTTTTTTCAAGTTTTTTTACTATTTTATATATCTAATATCATATTTGTTAGTTGTTGTATATATTTTATTTCTACTTCTGTAATATATTCAATTCATTTTAATATTTTATAATTTTCTTCTACTTTACTTTGTTTTAATAATTGTGCAGTTTCTTGATTTAATAAAGATGCATAGCATCATTTTAATATATCTTCAACTTGTCAAGGTGTATTTAATCAATAATATTTTAATAAATTACTAATTTTTTCAAAATTTAATGGTTTTTGATTTTCAATAATTTCTGTTTTAATTGTATTTGTTTCCATTTTTTAATAGTTATATAATAAAAATAATAATTTTAATCATATATATATTACATATAAATAATATATATTTATTCATATTATTAAATAATAAAACTTATTTAATAATTCTTTTTTATGTTTAAATATTGTTAATAAAATATAAGTTATAATTATAATAACCCATATTTTTAATATTATAAAATTCCATATATTTCATGCCCATATTTTATTTGCTTCTATATTATTAAAAGCACTAAATATATTTGTTTTATATTTTATAGAATACATATAACTATTTAATATAGTTATAATGTAATCTATAAAATTTAATGTTAATAATGTATATATTTGTTTTTTCATTTAAATAAATAATTATAAAATAATATTTGATATTTCAACATTATTTTGTCAAAATATTCATTTCTTGATAGATGTAAATCATACTTCTCCCATAAGTCATAATCTTTCATCAAAATCTCATGGTCCAGCTAATGGTGCTACCACAATTTTAGCAAAACCTTTACCTATTTCTTGTTTATGTTGATGTGTATGTCAGCTAAGAATAATATTAAATTTTTGTTTATCTCAATATTTCCATAATAAATCTTCTGGTTTTTTATTATTAAATCAATTTTCTCAATGTGATAATATTATTCCAAAATCTTCAGTATCTATTGTATTTATTGTATTTTTTCAATATTCTACAACTATATCTGTATTACTTAATCATCTTTTCATCAATTCATATATAGTAAGTCAACCTATTCTTAGCATATCATCTTCATTTTTAGCTGTAACTCTATCATGATTTCATGGTATTCAATAAAATGATACTTTTTTTCACATTTTTCTTATATCTAATAATAATTCAGAAAATATATCTGCTGCTTTTAACATTAACTCAAACGGATTATTTATATCAGCTGTGATATGTTGTCAACTATGCATTAAAGATTGTGATAAATTTTCTACTAAATCTCATAAAAATATTAGTTTAATTTTTTCTTCTTTTGAAAATTCAATATAATATTTAATTTTTGATATATCTTCTAATATTTTATTTGTGTTTTTCTTTCCTAAATGTATATCTGTCATTACTATTACAAGTTCTTTATTAGAAGTTGTAAGCATATTTAAATTAGGTAATTCTATTTTTTTAGGTTCATACTTTTTTATTACTTCATATAAGTTTTCCAAGTAATATTCAACATTTCAAACTATTCAAAATGCTTTTTTAGCTTCTTGTTTAAACTTTTTATCATATGTTTTTACAAATTTACCCTTAAAAGTATCTATATTCTCTTCTATTGCATCTTCTATAATTCTTTCTACTACTGTTTCATCACCTTCTTGTTCTAATTTATTTAATGTATAAGGGCTTATAACATTACTTGTTTTATATAATCATAATTTTGATTTTATAAGATTAAACACCTCAGGTTTTAATTTATATTTTTCTAATATTTCTTGTCAATTTAAATTATTTCAATGATTTGAATAATCTTTAAATATTTCATCTACTGTTTTTATTTTAATTTTATATTCTTTTTTTAATTTAGAATGATATAAAATATAAAATTCATCATTTATTATTTGATATTTCTCTTTTGAGTTAATATCATTATTTAATTCTTCTAATCATTTATCTTCTATTTTTTTATTTTTAGAAGAATTAACTTTTTTCTTTTTTTCTTGTTGTTCTATATCTTTATTTAGAACTATTTTTTTTGTTAAAAAATCAAACATATTATTGTCTTAGGTTATAAAATAATAAGAGGGAGGATTCCCTCTTTTAATTAAAATAAATCTACACCTTCTATATCAATATCCAAGTTATTAGTATTTACATTATTTTCTTTTTTATTTTCTATAAATTTTTCCATTTTGAATTTATCATTTTTTAATACAGGAATTTTTATTTCTCATTTAAATGTATTTTTACTTGTATTAAATGTATTTTTTGAAATAAGACCTAATTTATCATTTATTTCATTTAGAATTTTTGTTAATTCTATATATTCTGTTTTATTTTCCATAATGTTTTTAGTTATATATATAAATTATTTTGATAGATTGAAATCTAATCATTTTTTTGTAATAGCATATGCTTGTCTTGGTTTAGATCTAAATAAGAATTGCATTTTAGGTTCTATTATACCTACTACCTCTACAAGTCAATGTTTCTTTAATTCAACAAGTCTTGCACTTGCGGAATATCAAATAAAAGGAACCTTAGACCATATAAATGGGTTAACAAAATCTACTGGATCTATAATTTTATTAGGATGTTTTTTCATATATTTTAATATTTGTCATTTTTGACTATTTTCTTGTAATCTCATAATTGTATTTTTAATAATATAAATAATTGTATTTTTAATAAGAATACTAACTTATATTTTTTATAAAGCTTTTATTGCTTCTCTAACTTTTTTATTGATTTTATAGTTTTCTGATAATTTTTTTATAATATCATCAGGAGTTTCTCATTTTTCAATTCTTTCCTTCATAACTTTTTGATGTTTTTCAAAATCATTATACCATGGTTTTTCATCATTAGTATTATTATTACTACTATTTGATTTCTTTATATCTTTTTTTGATGCTGCTTTTCAATCATCATCTTCAACTTCAAGATCTAACATAGATAAAACATTATATCTTCTATAATAAGTTATTTCAGAACCTTTTTTTTGTGCATCAAGTCATTCTTTCATTAAAAGTTTAGATATTATAGTTTCTTCTGGTTTATCTATATTTACTATTTTAGTTATTACATATCAATCTTCTATTGTATGTATAATCACTAATCAAACTTTTGTTATTATAGGGTTTAATTTTTTTTGTATCTGATCTAATGTAGCATATTTATAATTATAAGCTTTTGTATCTCTTTGTAATGAAATATTTTCTTTTTTAATTTCATTTATTTTTTGATAGATATTCATTTTTGTAAAATCTATTTCTTTTGTTTTTTTTATATTTTGTGTAATTTTTTTTAAATTATCTCATAAATTTTTTTGTAAAGATTTATCTAAATCTGATATTTGTTTTCATATGGTTGTCATAATTCTTAAATTAAATAATAAAATATTTTAATGACTTTGTTTGTCTAATGTTATAATTGTATTAGTATTGTTATACTTGTTATTATTATAAATTCTAATAATAGATAAATATAATATTCTTTTATTGTTTCCCACATAATTGTATAAATTAAATAATAAATTTTGTATATTGTAAGAAATAATTAAGTTTTATTTTAAGTGCTATATCTTCTTATATAGTATAAAATGTGTTTTTAATTATTTCTTACTTATATAATAAGAATTAAATCTTTTTTTTCAAGTAAGATATTTAAATTTTTATAATTTCTACTTTTCTTATATATTATTAGTAGTTATAAAATATTTTTAATACTTTACTTATGTATATAATAAGAATTAAATCTTTTTTTTCAAGTATGATATTTAAGTTTTTCCTAAGTATTATATTTTATTATATAATGTAGAAATGTTTTAAATATCTTACTTGTATATATAATAATAATTTTAAATTTTTTCTCAAGTAAAGAATTTAAGTTTTTTTAATCAATATCTTGTGTATAAATTCAATTAGCTTCAATTCCATTTTTTATTAGTTTGATGTCAATTCAATCTATAATATCTTTTATTAGTTGTTCTTTTATTGTGTTATTTTTTATTAGGATATTATTATCTAATAAAGCTTTTTCTATAATAGCTTCTGTTTCTTCTATTGTTAATTCCATTTTTTTATAATTATATAATAAATTAAATATAACTTATTAACCCATTTTGTTGTTTCAAAAATTTTAAAGGTGTTAATAAATATTTTTTTTGCCAATTTTCTCAATCTCTTTCTTTTTTTGATTTAATATAATTATTAAATCAAGATAGGATTCCTTCTTTTCAATATTCTTTTTTAATTTTAGAATATTGTTTTAATAAAATAGTAGTTACTTTATTATTAGTATTAAATATTTTATTCCAATATTCTATAAATTTTTCAACTTCTATTTTATCTTCTTTATTAGTATTATTATCTTCCTTTTTCTTAATAATAATTTCTTCTTTATTTACTTTATCTTTAATATTTTCTTTTTTTAAATCTTCTGTATTGGGATGTAATATCCAAATCCGTTTAAAGTCTCATTTGATATTTATACAATATCTTAATAATACTCAAATAGTTTCTAATTCTTTAACCATTCTTGATATTTTTTTCTTTCATACTCATAATTGAGCTTGAATTCATCAAAAATTAAAATTCCAATCTGGTGGTCTTGATATTAAATAACAATATAATCATTTCGTATCTAATCATATATCTTTATTGTTAATAATATCATTTCAAATTATAGAATATCAATTTTGTAGTCTATTTTGTAGTTGTTCCATATATTTTTATTTAAAAATTAAAATAAATATTATAGTTATTATTTAAATCATAATAATTTTTGAATATGAATATAAGCATAAGTAAATTTTATATTTTTACTTAAAAATTTAATTCATTTATGTCTATAAGTTTTAGATATTTTCTTAAATCATTTATAATCTTTTTTGATTTCTTCTTTATGTTCTTTTCATATATGTTTTTTCATATATTTTTTTATTATTCTTTTATTCATAAAATAAATAATTAAAAAGTAAATTTAAGTATATATAAAATTATGTCTATTTTATTTTTCTTTTTTTTAATAGTAATTTTATATATACTTATATATAACAATATATTATTTTTTTTCAAGTAAGATATTCTTCTTTAATATCATAAGTCTATCTTCTCTTTCTTTTTTTGTTAATTCATTATATACTTTTATATTAGGATATTCTTTTTTTAATTTCCTAAATTCTTTATCTGTTATAATTTTTAAATGTATCATTTTTATTAAATTAAATAATTAAAATATAATTTCTGTATTTGCATCAAAATTTCAATTTAACTTATCTTTATCTATTTTGATGTCTGTGTATTGTAATGTATCAAAATCAAATTGCATATATACAGTTCAAGTTCATTTTCATTTTTCCCTGTTTTTTGCTATTATAAGCTCTGTTTCAGAATTTGGCTGTAACTTATCTCTATATAATAATAAAACCTTGTTAGCAACCTGTGATATAGCCATACTATCCTTAAAAGATGTTTCCGATGGTTTTCATTCTATTTTTTTGAAATGAGCTATTAAAAATATTAAAACATTATATTTTCTTGTAATATTTTTTATTTTATACATTACTTCTTCTATTTTTAAGTCTTGTCTTTCTTTTGCTCAATCTACATTAAATTCTTGTAAATGGTCTATTATAATTATATTGCAACCTTGTTGTATACCTTGTTTAACTATTTCTTCTAATTCATCAATTTTAATTTGTTCTTCTTTATTTCTTTTTACTTCTAGTATATGTTTATTATCTTTAATTAGATTATTTATTGCTTCATTTTTAATTTCTTCTGATATTTTAAAATTATTACTTATAAAATCATTATAATTGATATATCTATTTTCTTTTTTTCTTAATATTTTATTTAATTCTACTAAATATTCTTGTTTCTTTTTATCTTCTAATCTATCTTCTAACGTGAACTTTAATACTTTATTATCGCTTTTTCATATCTTTTTTGCTATATTATTAACAAATGTTGATTTTCAAGTTCAGGTAGTTCAACCTACTAATATTAACTCTCATTTTTTTATGTATCATATTTTTTCATCTAAATCATCATATCCCCAACTAAATACATCACCTTTATTTGTTTTTGCTAATTCTTCTAATCAAGTTTTTAATGTATCTTCATAATTTATAATTTCAAATTCTTTTTTAATATTGCTTATAAATGTATTATCATTTATTTGTTTTATTAAATCTTCTCTATTTTTAACTTTATCTATTGAATTATTTATAATAGAATAATCTATTTTCAATTTTTTATCTATTAGAATTTTATCTTCTAATATAATCTTTTTATTTTGTTTATATAATTTAGTATATAAACTATTAAATTCCTCTATATTTATAAATCATTTAATTATAACTATATAATTTATATTATAATATTCTAAAATAGGAATATTATATCTATTTCAAGTTATAAATATAAAATCTGAATTTCATTTTCAAAATGTTATTTTTCAATCTTTATTTTGTTGAAAATCATTATTAAATAATTGATATTCTATATCTAATAAATTATTTTCTTTTTTTATTTGTTTTTTATCTAATTCTATATTAAAATTATCTTTATAAAAATTAGATAATTTTTGTATTTGCTCTTCAATTTTTTCTTTTTTTTGTAATATATCTAATTCTTCTAAATTAGGTATTTTTACAAAATTTAATATGTTATCTATATTCATTGTATAAATATTAAAATAATAAAATGTTAAAGAAATAATTAAATTGTATTTTAAGGATTATATTTTCTTATATAATATAAAATAATGTTTTATTTATTTCTTAGTTATATAATAAGAATTATATATTTTTTTTCAAACAAACAATTTAACTTTTTATAATTTCTATTATTTTGCTTTTTATTGCTAATAGTTATAAAATAATAATTGTTTATATTTTATATATAATAATTAAATAAAAAAAATCAAACAAAGAATTCATAAAAATAAAAGCCATACATATATATGACTTTTCTTAATAAGTATTATTATTGATTATGTATACCTATTATGGGGCTCCTATGAGGGGGCTCCTGTAAGGGGTATAACCATATAATGGCTTTATTTAGCTATTTAATATTGCCTGAATTTCAGTATATGCATTTAATGCCTTAATTTGAGTTTCACTTCTTTGATCCTCTGGTATATCTAAAACATATTTTGCTAATACTCCTGCCATTAAATTTATTTGATCTGTTATAGAAGCTATTTTTATAATTTCTTCTCTTTTTTGTATTTTTCAAGTTAATATTTGATATTCAATAGAATTTTGTGATAATAAATCAGTTGTTCAATCTGTATATTTTATATTTACATACGAATTATCAGGAGATAAATTCATATTTTCAACAATTTTATTTGTATCAATATTATCTTTTAATATAATATCTTTATTTTCTGTTGTATTTATTAAAATATCTATATTTTTATATGTTTCCATTATTTATTTTTTTATATATTAAATAGGTGTAACTATAACTCTTCATAATCACCAATTTTTTCAACATCAAATCACATCTGCTTTATCACATCTATAAGAAAAAGTATGAGTTCATGGATTTAATATTCAAGTCCAACTTCTACTTACAGGTTTCCAAGATGCATTTGTTGTAGATGTTAAATGTTGTATGCTTCAATTTCATACTGTCTTATTTCAATCTACCATTAACCGAACATCAAATCTAGCTGTATAGTTTCAAATTGTTTCTACATCATATCTAACTAAACTTTTATGTGTAATATTTACTGTTTGTAAATTTATATCAGTATCTGCTGCATGTGTAGCAGGACATCAAGTTCTTGTATCATGTTGTATAAATACTTTTGTTTTTGCAACTAAATTAGAACTTAATCAATTTCAAAAGATAAAATGTCAAGTATCTCAATTTGCATATCAAATAATTAAATCATTTTCATTTGGTATATAATCTAAATAATAAGTTACAATTATATCTGCTGTATCTTTTCAAATTCTACTTGTAGTTTTTATTTCTGCATCTGTTAATCTTAAATAAGCTATATTCCAGTTTGGTACAGATAAATTATCGCAAGTATCTAAATTTATATGTCATCATTGTCATTCTCATGAAGGTATCCAAATTATTCTTTGAGATATTGTTAATTCATTATTATTCCATGTAATATCTCATCATCAACTCATAAGTATTTGATTTCTTCTCATAAGTTCATGTTTATATATTTTATCTTGAATTGATGTTATTATATTATTATCTTTAATTAAAGTTAAATTAGATAAATCTGTTTTATCAAAAACTACTTCTGATCAAGATATATTTACTAATAAATGATCAACAGCTGTATTAGTTCAGATAATTATAAAAGTATTATTTGCAATATTTTTTCAATCTGCATCATCTAATGTTGCATATTTAATAGTTGTCATACTATCCTCACTTCAAACTTCATACGCAAATTGATAGTCAGATCAATCATAAACATATACACCTCTCTTTTTTCATAATCATAATGCACCTGTTTTTGTTAATATAGCCCAGTCTCATTTATTTGCTGCTTTTCAATCATCATCAGTAGTAGGTAATGTATCAAACGTATCACTATATCATAAAAATTGTCAAGGAACATTTTTATTTTTTATTAAAGTTTCTATTTGTTGAAATAATGCTTTTACTGTTTGATTACTTCAAAAAATTCATTCATTAAAATCTCATAATGTCTCATCTCAATTATTTACTCATTCTAAGTTATATAATTTAGTTATAAGATCATTCAAGTTTTTACCTTGATTTGCTGATAATGGTTTATCTAAATCTATACTTGTTACATTATCTATAACATCTCTTTTTGTTAAATTTTTTATATCTTTTAGATCTAATGCTTGAATAGTATAGGAATCCACTTTTTTATAATATCATCCTTGTTTATAATCTCAAGTATCATATGAACCTTGATCAGCTTTCAAAAATATTATATCATCTACACTATAATTAGCTATTTCATTGATAGCTTCATCATAATTAGCATAATTTTCTTTAACTATAACTTTATTTAGTTTATCTTCTTGTTCTGATGTTAATGCAGAACTTCAATTAGTTTTAATTCATAAAAACATATTTTTTTATTATTAGTTATTAAATTATTGAACTTTTTTAGAAATTCTTACTTCTAATTTTCAATCTACATCCTTAGAATACATATATAAATCAGATATTGTTCAAAATGTAAATAAATGTATTTCATTAACTCATATTTCATCATTTTCATTACTATCATCTATATTTATATTCTTTCAGTTATGAATTTCATTTATAAATATAGAATTAGTTCATACATTATTCATATCTACATAATCATCTCAAAATCTTTGTTCTATTTTGTTTGGATATTGTGATTTTATTAAATCATATAAAGTTTTAGTTCAATCATTTTTAGGTATTGTTATTTTCATTTTTTATATTTATTATTAAAATATTTAATATAAAAAGTCTAATTAAAGACCTTTTATATTTTAATAATCTGTATCTTTATCATTTATTAGCTCTATTTCAATAGCTTGATTATTAACACTATCATATGCAACATCAAATCCTAATGTTTCTTCAACTAAACCATTTAAGTCATCAGAACTATCCCAGCTTTCAAAAGTTAATTTATTTATCTTTATAGTTATTTTAGCTTTTACACTTCAAATTGTTCTTCATTCAACTTCTATAATTGCTGCTTGATTAGTTCCATTTAATACTTTTTGTCTTAAATCATCACTTTCCATTATTGCAGTTAAATCTCAATTTATTGTTGTTTGTAAATTATTTAAAGAAATTACCCCAGTATCACCATGTATTGCTGTATTTTCTTTAACATTTTTATTTACATTTAGATTTATTTCTTTTAAAGGAGTTGGTGTAGCAGAAGCTGCTGCTGTTAAATCAGTTCAAAATTTAATAGTAGCATTTGAAGCTAAGAATTCTTTTTCAACTGAATTATAAGTAGGTGTTACATTATTAGTTGCATCTACAATAGCTTTACCTTTATAAACAGATTTAAATTTAATAGTTTCTCAACTTACAAGATTTATAGATGCATTATCTAACATACTATAACCAGCTTGTTTATTTCAAGTTTTAGATACTTCATATATAGAAAATGTATCATTACAATTATCATTTTGAAGTTCAAATTTATGAGTATGAGTTCAATCTAAATTATCTGTATTTGTATATGTAGATAATAAACCTAATAAAATATATCAAATAGAAACATCTAAAACATCTCATTCAATTTCAGTTTTTGACATTACTTTACTTACATTATTATTATAGTTTTCTATAATTTGACCATAAGCATTAGTATTTTTACTAACCTCTATTTCAGGCACTAATTTAGCCTTAGAGAATGGTATAAATATAGATGGGTCTACTAATGTCCCAGCTGTTGTTTCTTTTGCTATTCAGATAGCATTTAATCTTTTAATTTGTGTATTACAAGTCATAATATTTTATAGTTATTAGTTAATTTTATTTAATGCTGTTGCAGATATATTTATATCAACAGCTCTTTTAGGTTGTTCAGTATCTTCATATCAGAACAAAATATTTGTTTTTATTTTATATAATGAACAATCTTGTTCAATTTTTCTTAATTTTTCTAATACTTGATCTATCAAAATCCTTATTCTATCTTCCATTACTTGTCTATTTTTATTTTGTTCTGTTATTCTAACATTAAAGTTATAAATAGTTTGAAATGAATTACTATCATAACCTTGTTGGTCTCATGTTGTAGGATAGATTATAGCATTAGGAAATGTATCTATATTAGTTTTTTCATAATTCCAAGTTCTTGTATTTAATTTAGGAATATCATTTATTTCAGTATATAATCTATCTCATATATCTTTATAACTCATTATTATTTCTTATTAAATTATTTAAATGTTGTTCAAAAATATTTCAAATATTATTTTCTATATAATTTTTTGCTTTTTTCATATAATATTTTCTATTTGGGTGTTTTTTATTTTCAAATTCTCTCCTTTTAGCATATTTTAATTTACTTCATATTTGTCAAATTAAATTATTATTTAATGTTGTTTTAATATTAGTAACTATACTTCTTCTTAAATTTCAACTTAATATAGGAGCATTAGATTTTGCTATATTTTGACCTTGATATATCAAATCAATAAATCATTCTGTTAATCTATTTATATCACTTTCAGAAAAAAAATTATATTCAATATTTATATTATAATTATTCATCTTTATTTTTAATTAAAATACATTCTGTATGCTGATCTATAATATTATCATATTGTTTTACTCATCTTATTATATATTCTTCATTATTATTATCAATTATTTTATCTCATAATAATATATCTTCTTTATCTAATAATAATTTATATCATTGATATGCAGGTATATCATCATTTCATATAATAACATCTTCTGATAATGGATATATAAAACAATCA